GGACACTTTAAAATCATGGTTGCAACAACTGGCGTGAGAGTCTGAGCGTTCTCTAACCAAAAGATATTTCGGTTCATGCCCACCAAGGTGTTCCAGATGGTGGCATTTAAGTCCTGACGATTGACAACATCACCGTCAGCAACGTCATCAAAAACTTGGATTGCTCCATAGAGCATCATTAACCAGTCCGTTGCGGGAGCAGGCAAAGCAAGACTCTTTTCTAGGTTCTCTCTAAGCCAATCGGTCATAAGCCCCCCAAACGGATAAGCTGCTGGTGGCTTGATTGACTCAGCAAGAGTATTTGACCACAATTAGGCATATCAATCCATCTCATCTTCACGATCTTCCCAAGCCTGGCACACTCTCATGTCATTGCAAATGAAATTAAGTTTTTCGCAATGGCCACGAAATCCAAACCCTAGGTCATATCCCGCCATTGGAATCCGCTCGATTTTGACTTGTGCCATCAGACCGTTGTCGTAATAACCACAGTTTGAACAATGCTTACGTCTTGCGTCTTTCTCATCGCATTGCATCGCATCAGCCAAGGCAGCGTAAAACTCTGGGTTAGCTTTAGGATCGTTGCTCGGTTCTTCTGGCCCGTAGTACCAGTTTTCGACTGCGACAATAAAGTTCTTCTTGTTCTCAGCTGGAGACAAGAACCCCTCTTCCATCGGTAGCCCTGCGAAACCCTTGGGGATAATCATAAAGTTTTTCATCATTTTCCTTTAGGTAATCTCTCGGCCTGATGCCCGAATGGTCAAAGATGATGCAGAACCCGCAAGAGTGGAGATAAACCCACCCGACTCTAACGCCTGACCCACTAGCTCTGGGCAAGTATAAGTCTCATCTGGCACAAGGCTGCGAGCGTCAATAATTAGGTTCGACGCGGCAGCCGATCCACTAACTGTGACTAAATTACAACTAAACGTGACATTGTTTGCGCTGGTATTCGTGACGGTAAACTTGTCAATAATTGCACGCACGTTGGTAGCTGTGTACTGTGTGGTTTGGGCGTTCTCAGCCTGCTTTGCTGGGATAAGCACTTTCACGATGACTGTCATTGGACACCTTCTATGTTGTTGTTAACGGTAAGAATGATCGACGGGATGCTCGGCACTGGGGCAGACGCTGCGATTGCTTTAAGTTCAACACTAAGATCATCAACTGAAAACATAACCTCAACGTAGTCGTTAGCTTTAAGCTGCAAAAAGATGTTGTAAGCCGAAAAAATCTCAGCGTTATTTCCCTGAATGCGTATTAACCCAGCACTATCATCAACGTTTACACCATTGAGCCTAAACCAAATAAAAAACTGTGCTACGCCGCCAGATGTTTTGTCAATCTGAAAGCTGATTGCAAAATTATATAATCCCTCACTGTCCACAATAATTCTAGATGCTGGGCTTCCAATAAACACGCCCTGACTTAAATCGGTGGTGTTGAAAGTGATGGCAGTCGCAGTGTTAATAACTGTCGCAAGTTGTGTTGTGGTGTCATAAAACGAGCCATATCTTGCACGCTTGAATTCCCTTGGTGGTGGGTTCATCTGCAAACCCTCGACCGCCTTCCTTAAATTATCTACCAAATCAAGTGGTGGAGTAATTTGCAAACCCTCTACCGTCTTTCTTAAATTATCTATCAATGCAAGAGCTTGGTTTGCTTTTTTCTCTGCTAACGCAGCGTTAACAGCGGATTCTTGTGCTTGTGCCGCTATCTGTGCCAAAGCATCATTGGCTGACGATTGCGCCAATCCAGCCTCAAAGTCGATAACGACAATGCCATCCGGTACATCTACAACCGTATCAGCGACAGCAAACAGGTTTTCAAATTGCTTGATCTGCTCAGGACTTGATAGAAATTCAGCAAGCTGGTCTCTTGTCAGTCCAAGTGGTCTAAATACCTTGGCCATTAGTAAGCCAACCCTTCAATCTTTGCTTCAAGACGCACAAAAGAAATATGCGAGTCGCTGTCCCCTCGAAACTTCTGGATTCTAAAGTTTCTCATGTGTCCCTGCTGAAACCATGCCAGACGTTTACTTGTGTTCCCTACTGTGCCAACCTTAATAAACTTCTCTTGGCTAAACGACAATCCATCCACCGAGTAACTGGTGCTGATTTGCGGATCAATGCCTAAAGCCACCCGTCCCGTCAATGTGACCAACTCCATGTCATAGAATATCGCCCCTTTGCCCTCGTTGTAGACGATCAGCGTGCCGAACTCCCAGCGCACCTGTTCGCCCCAATGAGATCCAATAGTATCAACCAGATAGCCAATGTTGCTCGACTGTGGATCTCCAACCAACCATTTGTCATAGGCATAAACAAGATTTCTAGCCCGATAAGCTGCGAAACCTACAAGGGTAGATACAAGCGTAAACCAAACAAAGTCTTGCAAGGTCTGAGATGCAGCCGAGTCAAAAACAAGCGTTCTGTCTGGCAGATGAATATAAAGATGCTGGTGCGCTCGGTCATTGCGTGCCTCGAACTTGACGGTGGCCAGCTGCGCTTCTGTAAATTGCAGGAGAATCTCATCGACTTCTTGCGTGCTAATTTTCTTGGCTTGTCCATTTACACCAAGATAGATGCCTGGTGCTTCATTGCGACCACTTCCTAAAAATGCAATTGTCTCGTCGTAGACGCAGCAGGCAAACGTACCGACCACGCCTTTCTGAACCTGTGCGCCATCGATACGTTGAAATGGAAATAAGTCACCACCCACGTTGTCAAACACCTCAATGGTGTTTCTGTTTAGCGCATAGATCTCGTTTCTGAGCTTGAGCAATGCCACCACAGGGTCAGGATCGACCTCAGAGCTGCCGTATTTCAATGGGTTGACTGCGAATGGGTCTGTGAGTTCTGTGACCACCAAGAACTCGCCATCGGTAGTCATAAAGTAACCATCGACAAAAACCACATCCAAAACAACACCCAGATCAGGATCAGTAACTTGAGCGAGGGTTACTTCGTCCCAATAATACAAACGCCCACCTGAAGCAATTGCTAACAGATCAAAGCTGTAATCAAAAGTTACCAACTCATCGACTGGCCCACCAACATCGCCAAGAATTGTTACTACACCCGCACTCGAAATCTCAACGAGCTTAGTCCCCATTACACGATACAGCTGGCCTTGCCAATTGATACCGCCTCGATCAGCACCTGGTCCTGTCCCGTTGGCAACAATCCCATCGCCTGGGCGCAAGTATCCTGTGCTGATCCCGCTTTGCTTTGGAGTCGGCACAAGATTGACTGGATAAGACGTTCGTAAGTCTGGTCCGTTGTCAGTAAAGATGCCGCTGAGAATTGGGATTTGCATTTATCACTTCTTTTTGTTGCGTGCAGTGATTGATTTGGCTTTCGACTTCGCATCATCTTTGGAGTTTGCGCCCCATGCCTTTAGACTCAACAACAACCTCGTTGGCTCTCCATCTTTATACTCTGGCCCTGCGTTGCCTGCCATGCGTGCTAAGAAACTTGCTCGGCGTGGATTGTCGCCAGACTTGACTGGAGCTTTCAGATTCATGCCCTCGGCCTTTGCACTTGCCCGACCCTTAGCATTCAGCCCACCTTTTGGGTTCTGGCCTTCCTTGCGAGTGTAGGCTGGACTTTTCATCTGTAAGCCTTTGTCTTGGCTGCCACCTTCTTGGGCTGTTTGGCAAACTGCTCGCCCTTTGATGTGGCTTCCCGTTTGGCTTTGGTGGTCGCTGCATACTCAGCGGGGGAGAGTGCTTCAATTGCAGCCTTGGGCAGATAACGCTCACCTGTCTCGGACGAGGGTTTGCCACTTTTTGTTTGCCACGCCTGCCGACCCCAATCCTTGAGGCTTTTCTGAGGGGCTTTCATTTTTTGGCTTTTTGCGGTGGTGTATGTTTGAGAGTCATACTTGCAGCCGTGTGCGTTGCGCCAGTCATAACCCTGCTTCCCACTTTATGGACTGGCCCAGTGTAGACTTTTCCATCAGGTAAGTAATGTTTTGTCTTTTTAGTCACGATAACCTCCACCCTTTTTCTTGTACTCTGTCGCCAAGAGTTGTGCTTTACGGGCTGACCATTCGCCAGGGTCGCCGCCCTTTGTCCCTGCCTTAATGCGCTCAAATAAGGTTTTTCGCATCGTTGGCTTCGTATAGTTGCCAGCTGCGTTGACCGAGGATTTGGGTTTAGTAGCCATCAAGTGTCTACAACTTTAATGACAGCAAAGCGCAAAATC